TGCTGTGCAAGAAGCTGAACGCCGTATGGAATCAGGCCGCAATCAGACTTCACGGACATTTACAGGCGTAACGCTTACTGAAGAGTTGAAGCAACAAATAGATGTGCTTGGCGCTGTTAGTGAACTGGCTGTATCACTCTATTTGCGCTTACCGTGGACCGGCAAAGGCAATCTAGGCGCTAGTGACGTTGACGGTTACGAGGTTCGAAGCAGTCAACGAAAAGAAGGCAAAGACTACTTTTTGTATATTCGTGAATACGACAAAGACGCTGTGTATATCTACTGCGTAGTCGATGGGCCACAAGTAGTAATTGCAGGCTGGGCGACAGCTGCAGACGTCAGAACTAAAGGCCGTCTGCTGTATGAAGATAACCAATGCTACGGATTACCCAGGCAAGCCCTATACCCAATGGAAAAACTGCGATGAAAGAATCTTATTTTCAGTCGCAAGTAATCATGTTGGCTAAGTTGCACGGCTGGCTAGTTATGCACACCCGTGCTGTGGAAATCCGCCCTGGGGTGTGGAAAACACCGTTACAAGGTCATGCCGGATACCCAGACTTAACGCTGGCACATTCGACTAAAGGAATTATCTTTGCTGAACTTAAAAGCGATATTGGTCGTGTTAGTCCCATGCAAAAAGTTTGGCACGAGACCTTGTCAGCTGCAGGTGCTGAAGTACATGTGTGGCGCCCCAAAAACCTGCAAGAAATATCAATCCGACTAGCCAGGAGACCCGACCATGACTGAATTCATGCAACCAATTAACCCTATACGCATATGGACTAGACACGGCGATTTGCGCTTTGCTCACCCTGTGTTTGCTATCGCTATATCAAACCAACATGATGTCGAATATTTGACCATTAACGGCCAATTCATGTCACCAGCAAACATCACCCACACCGAAGTCATGCTGAATGGTGTGTGGACAGCTCTACACACGCTAGAGATACGCCACCCACAGACCTGATACAGTCCCAACACAATTTCATTAGCGACAGGGCGCACACTGGCACCCACTAGACCGTTCAGGCTCTGAATCTGAATTGGTGACACACGGCAAGCGTGGGTAGACGCCTATGCACCGATATAGGCGATCAGCGTTCAAACGTACATTGCGATGGGTTTTCCACCGAATTCAACTAGACAGGCTAGTCGGTTTGAGATGTCTTGAATGTCTTTTGGGCGCCACACGTGCACTTCAGCACCTGCAGCTAACAGGGTTTCGTGCCACGCTTTTTGCATGGTTGAAACCCTGCCTATGTCTGACTTAAGTTCAGCAAAGATAATGCCCCTAGTCGAATGGGCCAGTGTCAGGTCTGGGTATCCGGCATGACCTTGAAGCGGTGTTTTCCACACGCCTGGGCGGATTTCCACAGCACGGGTGTGCATAACTAGCCAGCCGTGCAGTTTGGCAAGCATGATGACACTGCTTTGAAATGTTGATTCTTTCATGGCACCAAAACTGTTGCTAATTGTTCCATTGGGCGCATGTCTCGCAGCTGCACACGGTAACTGGTGTACTTCATTGTCGTACCATCTCGCCACGCTTGCCCTGCTTCGACTTTGCCACATTGTTTGACTTCATCAGGGAACAGCCAACCAACCAAATAAGCGGTGTCTACTGACGTGTGCAGTTTGGGTTTGTCTGCGTCTTTTTTAAGCCACACAAACACCATGATTGACCCGTACTGATGCTCTAGTGACGATTCTTTCACTGACACGGTGCCTTCGGGAAACGGCCAGTAATGGGTGCATGTGTGCTTGACATCTATAGCAATGTTGCCCACGGTTATGTCACGGTCATACAGGCCAGAGTTCCAAACGGGATTGGCGCCAATATCGGTTAGCCAGGCAACTGTTTGCAGTTCGGCTAAAGCCCCTAAACCGTAATGGCCGATATGCACAATGCCGTTGCCTTGTGCTTCGTTGACTTGTGCCTGGGTCAGTTCTGTGTCGACATGGGACATTTCGTAAGTCGGGTATTTCATGCCTTGTTGCCTTTCAGTTCTTCAATCAAACGGCTGGCTTCGGCTTTAGTTTCGGGTGCTGGGCCTTGATGATCTAAAGCCCTTAAAAGGTTCATTTGTGCTGGGGTGGGTGCATTAGACGAATTGGCGCCTAGCGCCTGTGTACGGGGCTTTTCGGGCTGTCTGACAAGCACTGCTGGGGTGCGTGTATCTGTTTGGCGGTTGCGTACTTCTTCGGCGCTAGCCATCTTCGGGCCGAAACTCATCATTAGACCTAGGACACGGCCCAGGGCGCTGGTGCTTGCGTTCATCTGTTCTGAGTCACGGGTAAAACTGGTTTTGCCTGGAAACGGTTCAAAGCATGTTGCTTGTGCCGGTACGGGGTCGTCTGGTGTACGCCACGCTTGCATGGTGACCGATATAAAAACCTTGTCGCCAATGGTGATGACTTCGGGGCGGTTCTCAATTATGCGTAGTTCAGGCCAGCGTTCAAGTGCAGCTGCAAAGCGTGTTGGTACGTCAACATAGTTTGACAAGTCCATTAGTTGCCCCTGTTTCTGTCGTAGGCCGTGCGTTCAGCGTTGGTCATGTTTGCCCATTTGTGTAGTTCTGCACAGCGCCGTGATTCTTCGGGTGTCATGTGTAGCCAGTCGCCTGCTTTGCCACAGTTCAAGCAAATGCCTTGCAACAAGTCCTGCATGCGAATGTCATATGGTGTCAGTTCTTTTTTGCATAGTTCGCAGATCATTTGAAGCCCCCCAAGCGCATGGCCACAATGGCGTCTTGTGTCTGCTTAGTCAGATTCGACAAATAGATACCGTGCTCTTCGGCAACATAAGCCAATTCAAAAAGGGCTTTTCTAAGCATTGCGATATCTTCGGTTTGCTTTTCTAACTGCCAGGCGGCGGCCTTCATAGCAATTTCTGCTTTGGCTATTGCCGCAGTCATTTCGGCTAGTTGTTCTGTCATGTCGGGCCTTTCATTTAGTCGGGATATTTCTACGATAACCAATCGGTGTGGCCGAGTAACGCATGCGGCGCCTGTCGCCTTCGGAAGTGTTAGCCCAAAAGCCTTGTAACGCCTTTTCGGGAAATGACACGGCGTAGGCGAAACACTTGTCGAATACTGGGCAGGCTTCACATATCGGTTTGATGATTGCACGTGATTCTGCAGATTCTTTGGCGTTGCTGGGGAAGAACAGGGCCGTGTCAATGCCTTTGCAAGCTGCATATTGTTGCCAGTCGGGGCGGTCAACATTGAACATGTGTTAGCACATTCTCCATGGTTTCCAACCACAGGCGCCTGTCTCAGCGATGGTGTCGTAAAGCAGGAAACCAAACCGCAGGTTTAGGGTCGGGTCGTTCATGGATTCTTCCATGGGCATTGCGAACAGTTCTTCTATCCAGGCACGGTGAATTTGGTTCGCCTGAACCAGTCCGTGGTCATGGCCGTTAAATTGTGGGTGTAAGTAACTGACGTTTTGACACCTTGCTTCTTTCCAGATAAGGCGCCCTAGTTTCTGTAGCGTTTCGGTGTTGTTGGGCCAGCCCACCGATACCGCTACGGGAAACCATTCCTGGCATTTGGTGTCAGGGTCAACATATGCAACACGGGTTGTGGGTTGTGTCGAACTAGTTGTGCTGGTGCTGGTGCTGGTTGTGGTTGTCAGCTCTTCGGCACGATCTACCAGCTGTTGTGGCGTCAAGTCGCCCAGGGTGATTGTTGCCGGTACTACTGGGGCAATGTTGGGTGGTGTGTCCTTTTGGAACGCCACCGCTATTGCGGCACACATCAGGTAAGTAAACAGGCCTAAGCCTAAAACACGCTTAACATTCATTTTGGTTTGTCCTTCAGTCGGGGTCAGGTCGGGGTATGTCTACCGATTCGGTAGGTCTATGTCAAGCACCAAATATAGTTTTGAACGCATGGTGTACAACGTCAGGGTGGTCGGCCAATAGTGGCGAGATCTCGACATGTACCCATTGGGCGCCTTTTGACCCAATAGTGTTTTTGTCGTAGACACGCCAGGCGTCACGATCACAGCGGTAGCCAGCGCCCCAACCTTTGGGGTTGTTTTTGTAGGTGCCTGCATAGTCGTGAATTTCTTCTATACCCAAAATGTCACGGTGAGTAAACAAGAAGTTGATCAAGTGAAACCGCTGTTCTTGAGTACCTTTTAGGTCTACAGCACGCCAAGTGGCATGTACCGATTTCTTTGGTGGGGTTGTGCCAACCATGTTTCGGTCATTGAAAATGCCCAGATTGGTGACGCCAAAAAGGTAACAGCAGTAGTCCACAAACACTTTGGTGCCTTCACGTTTGGCGGCGTGTACGGCGTCTTTGTTGCCGGTATACGGTCTAATGGTCATCTCTTTGTTCCTTATCTTTCAGGCCGTTACTGGCAAGGATTCCTGATAGGGCGCCAGTTAGAAACAACATCATTGGGCTTAACAGTGACCAGGCTGATTCGTCATTAGGTGACACGTCTAATGGCTGTACTACAAACAGCAGGCCGTAAAGCAGAGCTGCAGTCGAACCTAGAAACGCTACGGCTAAAGCAATGCCTACGATGAGTATTAGTCGGGCTTTAATTTCGCTGTTGGTTAGTCGTTTCATGGTAGGCACCTGGGTGCTGTGGGTTTGGTTTCGCAGGTGTCACGGGTTCTGTCGTTACAGCTGGTAACAACAAACATTAAGGCCACAGCCAAAAGCGCAACAATCCCAAGCGTTTTCATGTCAACGGGTGGTTGATGTTGTAAACGGATTGAGTTACCCATGCTTCGTATTCGTCGTCGGTCATCAAGCGTTCGTTGTCGTCTACTTGGATATAAACGGCGTCTTGTGGGTATAGGGTTTTATATTCTTCGGGGGTCATAAATATTACTTTCTGTATCCGTAGACGCGGATTGTTCCGCCTGTCATTGTTCCTGAAGCCGCTGTCAGAGTAAAACTGGTAAAAGAACTTTCTACGCCATGAATACCTACATTGTTTCCGTAGACAGTCGAGTACCTAACTCTTGAACGCATTTCCGTGTTTTTAACTAGGAACGGATTGTTAACTTCTATAAATCCGTTTCTTGTTGCTGAACCGCCTGCATAGTTCCAAAATGTTTGGTTGTTTCCGCCGTCAAGGTTTACCGCCCCGCCTAAGAAACTTCCATATATTAAAGCCCAATAGTATTGGGTTGCGGAAGCACCAAAAGTTAAACGATAGGGCCCATCAACAGATGAAGTGCCGCCGCTATCAACGATCAGATAGTTATCGTAGTCAGTTGAAAAAGCGCCTGTCACGGTCACGCTAGACACGCCAGTACCAACAGCCTGTGACTTGACAAGCCACAAACCGACAGCGTTCATATCGGTAGCGGTCAAAATATCGCCACTATTAAACGATGGAAAACTCATATTTTCTCCTTTACCAACCCAAACGGCTGGTGTTTAAAATACCTAAAACTGACGAATTAAGCGTAAAAAACTGGTAGTAACTCAACGGACTAAAAGATAGTTCATAACTGGTTTGTTCAGGCGTAATGTTGATAGTCCAACCTTCCAAAACAACATTAACTGTTGTATCGGAACCAGCGGCCGGAACACGGTAAGCAAGACTAAAAGCGATACCAGGGAAATTAGCGAGAAATGTGGTGTACGCCGATGAGTTTTGCATACGGTCGGTAAACCCTATTTTGAAGCGTAAATCTGTGGTGTTTGAAAAGGTGTTGACAATCCAATCGCCGTTGCCTTGTGCTTGGGTTGCGTTGTAGTCGACTGTGGAAGAGTTGTAAAAGGCTTCACCATTAGCGGTTACTGAAGCCGTGTTAGTCCTGGTTTCGCTAGATAAACCCAAAGGCGAAATGGTGGCCGTGTTAATAAAAGTGACACCGTTCTGGATTCGTTCAAAAGTGTTGTAGGCAATAACTGTTGAAGAAGTATTGCGGCCGAAACTAAACGCTGTAGTTAGTCGGTTATATATTGACCCCCTACTAACGGGTTGCACGGTTTGGGCGGTTAAATCTGTAAACGCTAAACCTGTTCTTAGCAATCCCCTTTCGGTTGCCTGCAAAATGTTTAATTGGTTTAAGACTGTGCCGGTATAGGTTTGTGCTGAAGCGACCGAAGAACCAAGACCATAAAAACCGCTGTAAACATATAAAGCGTCAAAAGGTAATGTCCCGCTGTTAAATGCTTCCATTTGGAGAGTCGTTATTAATTGGTTTAAAGGTTGTTCTGTTGCCTGATATCTGCCCATTCGACTTAACGGGTCTACACAAAAAATAGTGGCTGTGCTTAAACCTGTGTTGCCTGGGTGGTCGTTAAATGTTATTTGTTGTACGGCGAAAGTGTCTCTAAATCCTGCCGTAGTACTTGAATTATAAACAAAAATTGGGTTATTTAAATTAAAACTGTTAGCCAAATTACTGTTGTTGTTAATCGTTATTGACAGGGAACCGCCACCGTAATTGTCTAAGTACTTTTCCCTTCCTTGCGTAATAGAAGCCGAAAGAATATTGCTAGTAATGTCAGTAACACCGTTTAAAAGAAATACCCAGGGCGTTGTTGGCATTACATTGACCTGGTGTTAATTGGTACTGGGCCTGATTGGTAAACATAGTTTTGTAGTGCTTTAACAATGGCCTGGCTTATTTCTTGTGATGTCGATATGCCACCGTTGACATTGACAGTAATACCTTTACCCATACCGCCCATTTTTGATAATGGGATAACGGCTTCAGGGCCTGCTTCACCAATCATTGCCAAGGTTGGGCTAGTAACAATTCCACCCTGGGCAAGCATAGGGATATCGGGTACATCAAATCCGCTACCACCAATACCAGGCACCCACCCAGGTACTTTAAAAGACAGTTTGCCAATGGTGTTGTTCCACAGCCAGGCAACAGCCCTAAACGCCGCTTTAAACGGTGCTGAAATGACATCGGCAACAAACCCCATAGTTGCTTTTATACCGCTGTAAATCAGGCTGAATACGCCCATAATGTCGTCTTTGAACTTGACCACAAACGCAATGGCTAAACCAAACGGGCCAGTAATGACAGCAAGAATTAAAGGCCAATTATTCTTGACCCAATCAAACACGCCTTTAATAGCGCCCCACACAGCACCAAAAGCGGCGCCAACAACTCTGATAACACCGTCAAAGATTCCGAATTCTTTTTGCAAAATTACAAGAACAGCAATAATGGCAACTACGGCGGCGACTATTAGAAAGATTGGGTTGGCCGCCATGATTGCATTAAAGGCGGCTTGAATTGCGGCGGCGGCTTTTGTTGTTGCGGCCCATGCTGTTGTTGCGGCATTGACAGCAATAATGGCAACAGCCAAACCGCCGATAACAGCGCCCAAAGTGACTACTAGGGTGGTGTTATTAGTTACGAAATCGGCAACAGATTTGAACGCTGGTAACAGTTTGTCGACTATTGGAAATACGGCGGCGCCAACAGATTCTTTAAATTCGCCCATTTGAATAGAAAACGATTTCATTTTGCCTGAAGCGGTATTTGCTGAAGTCGAAGCGGCACCTTTAAAAGTTTGGCCCAATGCGGCGAAAACTTCGTCAGTTGTAGCGCCGTTTTCAATCAGACTTGCCAAGGCTGGGTCAAGTTTCTTTAGTGGCCCCAGTTGCCCGTTGAACGCCTTTGACAGGGCGTCAGATACAGCGCCTAAGTCTTTGCCTGTACCGGCACTAATGTCTAATGCCAGGTTCATTAAATCTTGGGCTTTAGTTACATCGCCAGTACCTCTAACTAATTTGTCAAAGGCTGGCCGTAGTTCATCATCAGCAACAGCGGCGGCTATTGAAGTTTTAGTAATGAACTTTTCAACGCTGGCTATTTGGGCGTCAGTAGCGCCCGTAGTGTTTCTTAGGCTGGTGGCAAGTAGTTGGGCGGCCTTGTCATCTTCCATGAACGCTTTTACAGCGTCAACAGCAACAATGCCCAAACCAGCAATAGCGGCGGCGGCAGGTACAGCCGCTTTCTTAATAGCAAACTGGGCTTTTTCGCCTGCTGTCTCTAATTTCTTAAATTCTCTAATGGCGCTGTCAATACCCTTACTGTTGAAATCTGAAATTACGGGAATTGAGATAGCCATTAGAACACCTTCAAATTCTTATTTGCTTCAGCCATAACGCCTTCGACAACTTTTTGTACTTCGGTTGTCAGGTCGGCTATTTTTGCCTCGAATACTGGCCATATAACACGGCTGGCAGAACGGCCAAACTTGGCGCTAAACGCTGTCGCTAATGGGTTGACATTGGCACGGCCCGCAATGTCAAAGATTGCGGCGGCAGGGTTCTTTTGCATAACCGAAAAGGCGGCGCCTTTCTTCTTATTGTTGACACGGACAGCAACACCACGGACAGCCTTAGAAGCAGACAGCGGAAATACTTGGCGCCCTGCTGGCGACCAGTTGCGTGTAGTCCCACTAGGGAAACGGGCGTCATCATAGTTTGATTTCATGGCGTCAGTCATCGGTTTAGCGATTTCTTTCATATTTGCCACATACGCTTTTCGATAACCAGGCTCTACTTGGTTCAAATATTTAACCGCTTCTTTGACCCCATTAACTTGGATAGTCAAGTCGGTTGCCATGGTTATTTTCTGCTTTCGTTAATGACCTTTATGACTGTTGCTAAGTCGTTATTGTCAAAGTCTACTTGCTGTGGCCAGTACCCTGTCGCTACTAAAACTTGTGCTAAAGCGTGTCGGTAGGTACTGGCACGGTAGGGCGGTCGGGTTCATCGCTGACTACTTCAAGCAACACCAATTTTTTGATGAAGTCATCTAGGACTACCGGCACGGTGACATTGTGCTGTTGACACGCTTGGTGGGCTAGGTACGCCAAATCTTCAATACCGATACCGCTGGCCATGTCGCTGGCTTTACGCTTGAATTTGCGTTCCCACGAAACGATGGTGAAAAGGTTGGTACTTACTTCGACTGGGCCTTCGCCCTGGTCAACTCTAAGTGTTAGTTGCATGTCGGGCCTTTGCTGTTGTAGTTGCTAAATCAGGAAACAACGGTGGTTAGTACCCCACCCTTAAAAACAATACTGATAGCGCTTAATTCTCCCATAGTTGCGTTTATGACAGGAAGGCTTTCTAAATAGCACCCTACCAATTCAAATCGGGGCTCCGTGGCGCTGGCTGTGGTCAAGCCTGCAACGGTGTTGGAAACCTTTACGGTGGTGGTTGTGCCAACTAATGCGGCCAAGGTTGCGTAAGTTTCGGTTGCGGCGTAACTCATATACAAGTCCAAAGTAATTTCTTGGTTAAAAAGACCTGCAACAAAAACCCGTGAAGTACCACCAAAGGCGGTTGCTTCTAGGGCTTCGGCCATGTTGGTAACGGTGGCGGCCGTGCATTGGTCAGTTAACGAAACGCTGTTAACCATTACGCCAGGATTGGAAAGGTATGTCGAAGTAGCCATGGGTTAATCCTTCTTTGTGTGTGCTTTAGTTTTAGCAGATTTTGGGGTCACTTTGTCGCTAACAATTTCGTCAGATTCAATAAACCCGTGGGCTAGTAACGCTTCAATGTTTGTACCGGCACCAGGTACAAATTCTGTACCTACTGTCCCGATTTTGTCGCTAATAATTTTGTATGTCATTTTCACCCTGCTTGTGCTTGTAGGTCTATAGATAAATCGTAGGCGGCAAAAGTCTGCCCGCCGATTGGGATATAGCCAGGGCGCCCCGACTTCACGGCGACATTCTTCGCCAATATGCCCGCAGACATACTTAAAACATTGCGTAAGCCGTCTAAATTGGCTGGCCCTAGTGTTATTACTTTTACCGAAAAATTCATGGTGACAATGTTGTAGTTGAAACAGTCAAAACTTGGGGCGTCAATAAAGACACAAGGCGGGTTAATTTTTTCGGGGTCGAATACAACCCTTAGCCCTGTGATGGTTGCCAAGGTTGTAGCCAAATCGTCTATGGCCTCATTGAACAGGTCGGTGTAAACAGTCATTAGGCAACCGCTGGCCGTGGGATACCGGCTAACTGTTTAATAAGTGGGGACAAACCCGAAACTGTGGCTACGCCCATATCGCTAAAACTTGCGAATTGGTCAATGGCGCCACGCTGTCTATAAATTGACCCGCCCATCATAATGGTGGCTAATTCGACATCACCGCTGGGGGCCGTAGTTAAAGAGTCCGTATACCCTGACTCTTGCCTACGCCGAAAAATAAAATTGTTGGCGCTTGAAGCACATTGAGCCAAGAAACTGGTTTCGTCAACCGAAGCCAATGCAATGCCCAGCCATGTGCCTATTTGTGTGCCGGTCACCCAGGTGCAGGTTTCGGTGTATGTCAGGGTGCCTTGTGGGATTGCGGCGCTTCGGTCAAGGTTGTCGCCAACATCGTAAAACAACACTTGATTTTCAATGGGATAGTTGTAGTCAAATGTTAAATCGCCACTACTAGTTACACCTGTAAACAGGTATGGGGGTAAGGCGTAAACATTGTGTGTACCATTTAAACCGTGGCCTAAGCCAGCCAGCGTAAACGGTAAACCCAAGTTTAATTCAGGTTCAGTTAGCGTTTGTACCACAGCGTAATCGTCTAAACGCTGGTGAAAAATTACCTGGTATACAGCCATGGGCGGCTAACCGCCTTTCGACTAAGCCTGGGTGATTTTGCGAATCATGCTTGAGTTAGCGGCGAAAGTAGCGGCGTAACCAAACATTGACATGGTACGGGAAACGGTGCTGGGGTTTTCAACCGAAAGCAGGCCACGGTCAGCACGGTAAATTTCGTAAGCGTTAGCGTTGAAAATGACCATGGTCTTAGCGGCGAAGTTACGGTCAACAATGATGTTGAGACCTAGCGGGTTCATGCCGGAATAACTTACGGCACTACCAGCGCCAAGGGTGTTTTGTCCGACAAGGCCAGGGGCGCCGATTGCTGGGAAAATTGGGCGCTTATTGCTGTCGACTAGTTGACCAATCAAGCCCCAGGTTGCTGGGTCAACAGCAATATGGGTTGGCAAGAAGTTGGTGGCGGCGGCTGAAGTTACGGCACAGTCATAAATTGATTTAATCAAATCTTCGGGGGTCAAGTCCCAAACACCATCAGCCGAAGCGGCGCTGACAAGGTTGTCACAAGCGAAGTTGTCAATAGCCAAAAGGTACTGGCCTGCCAAGTCCTGCATAATCACAGCCATTGCGGCGGGGTCTGTAAAGTCAACCGTTTGGTAGGACAAGGTTGTGGCACCAGCAAAAGTTTTCTTGGTCACCGTGTTGGCGGCGATAACGCTGGTAGTTGCTGACACGGCGTCAAGTTGGGCGGCCTGTTCTGCAACAGTTGGGTGGGTTGTCCATGTTGGGCGAATAAAGGTTGAACCAGTACCGCCGCCAGGCATAGCCCTAGTTCCTACGGCTGTGAGTAGCGGGGCAATGTAGTTGATATCCGCAAACACAGGCCCAAGCAACGGCAACGGAACCACACCGGCCACATTCGAAGTTACGACATCGCCAGCGGCCGCTTCAATGGGCGATTTGTGGTAGGCACGGTAATCTTCCCAAACTTTGTTGGCGTTAGCGGCTTCAATTCCACCCTTGTGGATTGCGGCCATGAATTCAAAAGCGTTTGGCAAACGGGGTTCACGCTTCGCTGTTGCAAAAATCGGTGCCGTTGGGATAGTTACTTCTTCGATAACTTCGGGGGTTTCCATTGCGATTTTCTCCGTTACTGGTTCTACGGCTTCGGGTTCTGAGGCCGCTACTTGGCTTATGGTACTACCTTTGAAAGCGGCCGTGGGGACTAGCGAAATCTCTGTCCATTCGGCGGCTTCAATAACCATATTTCCTTCTTCGTCATACGAAAATTTTGTCGGGTTAACACCTACTGAAAGTTCCATAACATTGTCGGCGGCTAACACTAGGGCTTCGTTTCCTAAATTGGTGGCGCTAATTTTCATTGCTATAAGCATTTCAGAACCTGTGTCGACCCGTTCAGTTACGAGGCCTACCGGCATGGTGCTGTCGTGGTACATGAAAACACGGGGCTGGCGCCCGTCTACAGGTAAAGAACCTGGTGCAAACGACACCGTGGTGCCATCGCTTACGGTTGCAAAAGTGTTGTATTGAACGGCTACGCCCGTGATAGTACGGCGGGGTAATCCGTCAGGGCCAGCGGCTTCAACGGCGAAAGTATTGGCGTTAAAAGTAATCATTGGGCTAGTTCTTCCTGTGTGTTTTCTTGTGGTGGTGTTTCGGGTATTTCGGGGGTTTGCGTATATCCCATGTCTTTTTCTTCGGTCATTAAGTAGTCGTCAATGTCCCAAGATACATATGTTCCACGGGGCAACTGTTGTGACAGGGCGTCAGTAATTGCCTGGGCGTACATTGACAGGCCGAAAGTCCAAAGGTCAGACTTGGCGCTTTCGCTATTTGTGTAGGCGTAACTACCTGTTGAAATACCTAATAGATACGGGGGAATATTGCACAAGTTAGCGATTTGTTTACTTTGATATTCGGCGGCGTCAATCAACAGCATTTTGTCAGGCGTTGCTGAAGTTTCGGTGTATGTCAAGTATTCGTTTAAAGCGGCTGTTTGGTTTGACATTCTCGCTTGATTAAACGCTTCAGCCAATGCGGCTAGTTCATTACTTGACAAAGGCTCGCCGCCAACCTGGCGCAAAACGCCAGCCGGAATTGCCGAGGAACTATTCCTGTACCTGGCTTCTTCTAATTTAATTGCCGTTGCTATTGTTTGTTCTGACATGAAAATCATGCCTTGGGTTGGGCTGTAAATCTGTACTACATCTTTGGGGTCTATAGCGCCACCGTTAAAATAGATTTCTTTTGACTTACCAAACCACACGGGGCCGTTTTGGTCAGGTGTTGTAATTGACCCCTGGGGTAAGCGGGTGGCGCTGGCCATGTAACCGTCTTTGGTTCTAGAAGTAATAAAAAGAAAGCACCTTCCGAAGAAGAAAAGGTCATCAAATACCCAAGGGAACAGGAAACTGTTGGGCATTTCGGGGTCAAGTTGTCGAAGCCAAGAACGGGGCGCCAATGGTACTTCTTCCATTTCGCCTTCGGTTTCGTTCCATTTTTCGGTACACATTTTTAAGCGCATACTGGCCAAAGGTGAAGCCATAAGGTCACGGCTTCGACTAATGGCGGCCACCGACATGGCACGGTTTCGCAATAGTCCCGCCTGGTATGACCACCAGTCACCAATAAGGTTTGGGCCAGCAACTTGGGAACTGTAATAGGCACCACCTACAGCGGCGGCTTCTATTTTCGGCTGGGGACTAATAGCCGCTTTATTCACTTTGTTACTACTGAAAATTCCCATGTCGGTTTTCCTTTTGGGGGTGTCCCTGCCCTGCCCGACGCAGGGCAGGGACTAGATAAAGATTAGCGTTACCTGAAGTCATGGTGTCGTAGATACAGCAAACATAGGCTTACCTACAACTTTGGGGCGTGAAGATTCAGCAATAGCCCAAACCATGCACCGGCACAGTTCAATCGGGCCAGGCGATTTTTGAGAACTTAGAACGACACCGCCACCAGTTTTAGTTAACACGGCCCTGTTGGTATGTTCAGCCAAAGACAATTCGCCACGGTGCCTTACCTTGCCTTCCATAATCATTTTTTGTATTAGGCCCGAATATTTTAAAAGTTCCCCGTAACCAATAACCGAAGTTCTGCGTTCCAAATTTGGCGGTAAATGTAAATGTAACGCTGGCGTGATAACCAGCCTTACCGTTGTATCGGCCATAACCCGTTCTATTTCTTGCCACATTAAATCTTCGGTGTCTACCATGAATTCGACACAAACATGGGCTTTGGATTCAAGCACGCTTGACCTGACGCCAACATAGCGCCCGTCTGTTAAGTCGGTGTCAACAGCAAGAACACCGCCGCCAGGCATAGCAATATCTGTTTTTTGTTTGTCCCAAACGCCAGGCTGTAACCAGGCACCACGGGCAGAAACCCACATATTTAAGTGTGCCCGTAAAAAACTGTCTTTTTTAGATACGGCTC